TCATCGTCGTTTAGCAGACGTATTTCTCCACCTTCTATCTTTATTCTTGATCCAGCATAACGGGCAAACATCACCCATTCTCCCTCCTTGCACCAAGGACCTTTGGGATATCTTTCCTTGTCCTTGTAGCAATCTGGACCCATTCTTAAAACTAAACCACATTGTGATGCAACTTGTTGTCTCTCTAAAGCTGTTTCGGCAAGTATTAAACCGCCTTTTGTTTTTTCTTTCATTTTAAAAGGTAAAACTAACAGCCTCCAACCAGTTGGTTGTGGTAGTTTTTGTGAATCTTCTTTGGCTAAATCTTTTTCTTTTTTGACTCCTACCAATTCTTTATTCGGTAGGTGTATCTTTGATGTTGATGACTGTTCCTTCATTTTGCTCCTTATCTTCTAGCAGGTTAGAGAGTTCCTGTTTAGTTGCCTCTAGGGCATTTATCTGTCCTATTATATAGTTATATTTCTCCATGCTGTCAATACCACCTGAGGTTACAGCCAGAGATAATTGTTGTATTCTTTTATTTAAATGTCTTATTAATCTATTTATTACTGATTCTAAATTCATCTTTCTCCTAGTTTTTTCTTAAATTTATGGACGCGATTACGCGCACCTCTTTCCATTTTTTTATCTTTTTTCTTAAGGGCGGTACCCACGTCTCTCCTTGCTGACATGAGTCCCTTAACTAATTTTTTCTTATATGGTCCCTCTTTTAAATTAGAAACCCTATAAGATCTGCCATTAAACTTTTTTCGTTTTTCTGATGGCATCTTTACCTTTCTTAAATATAGAGGCTACTTGTGATTTACCCATCACTTTTGCACGTTGCTCTCCTACTGTGAGGATTTGTATTTTCCTAGCAAACGGCTTATTAATTTTTTTAACCTTCGCCACGGTTTTACGAGCATCCGTCGGTGTAGCAAATTTAATTGATACTGTATCCTTTGGATTTTCATCTGTGTATAACCTCCTACCTGAACCTTTGGGTTTTTTACCTGTGCCTACTTTAGGATCTCTTCTTCTTTGCACCGATAACTCCCTTTAAAGTTCTAGCTTGTTTAGCGTGTAGTTTAGAGGCTTTTTTCAAACCTTTAATTACACCTTTGATTTTTTTCTTTTTTAACATTTCCATCTCCTTCTTGCCTGACGTAGACGTGAGTTTGGATCTTTAGCTGCTTTAGGGAATTTTTTCATTTGTCCTAGTGATCTTGCGCAGAATGATTTTCTACGTTTAGCAGCTTTTGATCCTGGCTTCACTTTTCCAGTCACGGCTGTTTTTAGTTTTGAACCTGGGTTTGCTCTTCGATATGCGGCTACCCCAGCTTTAGTCATACCCGCACCTTTTTCCGTTGGACGGAAATTCTTTTTATTTCTTTTTGGCATTACGTCGCCACCTCTTTTCATGGCTATTCTACCATCTGAAAAATTTCCAAAATATTGTTTTGTCTCACCAAATCTTAATCCGTAATCATTTCTACTCACACTAAACCTCCCATGCCCATACTCTTTCTTTTTGCAAATGTTTTTACGTTTGTAGGTTTAGGTCCCACATTGGCAGCTGCCCGTTTCCTGGCAACGGCAGATCTTCTTTGGCTTTCTGACATTGATCTTGCTTTTGCAAGTGGGACACACTTCGGATATTTCCTCTTTGCGTCCTTCTTTTGTTTTGAACGGCCACACTTTGCAAACGATCCATCTTTTCGTTTGCTCCCAATATCTACCCATTTTTGATCGAACCATGTCTTTAAACCAGCCATTTTAAACCATTATTGTTTTCTTCGCTCTGTCTGGCATAATGGCACCACATCCTCTAGCAACAAACCCACCTTTTTTGAGTCCTTGTCTTCTTAATCTTTGAGTTGCTTCCATCAAACCACCACCAGCTTTGTAAATTCTACCGCCCATAGCCTTGCTAGGTTTAGGTCCTCTGAAGTCTTTTCTTTTTACACCAGATGGATCTTTAATTTTACCTGCACATATTTTTGATGCGTAGGCATTAGCATAGGCGCTAGGGTATACTTTAAATTTTCTTTTCGCTGCTGCTTTTCCTCTAGGACATAGTTTAGTCATTATTTTTTTCTCGCTGTTTGTGCTGCTCTTTTAAAATCTTTTGCTTTTGGTGCACCTTTTGCACCTTTCTTACGCATCTTACCACCACGTTTTCTTTTAGCATGTATATTTGCGTATAAACCTTTTCCTGCCATTATATCACCTTCTTCTTATTTTTTTTATTGGCTGCTATAAATTTAGCTTTTGGATCTGCCGCTGTTACGTTTGGATTTTTGTCTAAACCATACTTAACACTTTGCATTCCTAAATCACCTTGATTTTTTTTCTTTTTCTTAGCTAGTGATATTTTAGTTTTAACATCCATAGCTGCGACACCAGTTTTACCTGTTCCTTTTTTATAACCAATTCTACCACCTCTTTTTTTAAATTCTAGCTTGCCTGGGCCTTTATCATATTTTTTATTAATTTTATCTATTCCTTCAACAGCCTCTCTTTTTAATTGGCTTTTTTTATCAATAGATAACTTTTTAGCCTTATCATCGACCATTTTAATGAATTCATCTTTCATTTCTCTTATTGCTTTTAGATTTTTTCCAGGTTTAACACCTGTAATTGTTGGTGCAACATTTGTACCACCTTTAACTAAATTTTTAATTGCATTAAATGCTTTAAAATATTTACTAGCCATTATTTTTTGCCTCCGTTTCTAAATATCTGTGTACCCTTTATACCAAAAATTGACGCAACTACAAGTATCCACAAGTTAGTAAACCAAGATGGTAAAGATTGAAAGTATTCAAAGAATAATTTAACTTTTTCCATCGCCTCAGGGTCGTCTGACATCACTGCCCACATTAACACAATGATGGGCGCCGAAATAATTACGAGTACAAATTCATCCTTATAGTCGTTTTGCCTCGCTTCTAAAAGTTTGCCCTGGTAAGCTTCCTCACCCCGAGCCATCTTCTCTGCGTGCATAAGCTGTGCATCAGACATAGCCATTTTCGTCTTTTGACGATTAGCATATATCTTACTTCCAGCCTGCAAAGCAATTTTTGCTAAACTGAACCAAGCCATTAGTACGCCTTCGAGTTTCTTTTCTTTTCAGCCAGCATATTTTTTTGTCCACCAACTGGTATTTCAGGTTTTCCTGTACCAATTAAGTTAAATGCTTTGTCAGCTGTTGTTTTAGATCTAGGATCTACTTCAACTTGCTGATCTTGCACTGTAACTGGCTTAATTTTATCTAGTTTTTGCATTTTAGCTCCTTTTTTTCTTCTTCTCTACGCCTTTAATTTTACCTTTGTTTTTAGAAGCATAAAAAACTGCTTCCCCTCTCTTTTTTCCATATTGTTTCTTCATGGATTTCATAATTTTTTTGCCTTTTTCGTTTAATGGCATTATTCTTCTACCTCTATTGCAGTTATACCTGGTTTATCAGCCTTTGCAAGGCTTACTCCAGCTCTTAATTTAGCTAATTTTTCATTTTGATCCATTTTTTCTTCCGAAATGTCTTTTGCTTGCATTAATTTTGCTCTTGCAAGGTCGTTTTTGTCTTGATCGGCTTGTTTTTTACGTTCATTCTCCATCGCACGTAGGTCAACCTCTCTTGCTTTCAGTTTTAAAAGTGGATCTCTGTCAAATTGAGACGTAATTTTCTTTTCTTCCATCATAAATTCGTTAGTCATTTCAGCAATCAACACAGATTTTCTTGCTTCTATGTTTTGGCTCATCTCTTGTAGCTGTTTTGCAGCCTCTGGATTGACTGGAGCTTGTTGTCTTAACATCATCATCATTTGTAACTGCTCTCTAAACTCTAATTGTATCTGTTCTTGAGCCATTAGACTGATGTGCTCTAAAATATTTTTCTGTATAGCAGCCATAATCGTTGGATTATTTCTAACCATGTTAGTTGCCATGAAATTTAAGTGAGCTGTAATGTGCGCTCTGTGGTCTTGACCTGCAAAAGCTTGAAAAGGTTTGCCTGCCAAAGCCATAATGTGTTCTTGACTTGGATCAATTGGTTGCACTGGCATTGGTGGGGGTAAAACTTGATCAATATTCTTAACACCAATAGCTTCATACATGTTTCTGTATGCTGCGTACATGTTGTGTATCTGTGGGTTAGATGTAGCTAACTGTAATTCTGTTTGTGCTAATGTAATTCTTTGTGACATAGAAAAAATATTAGGGTCAGCCACAGGTAAAATATCTATTCTATCATCAAAGTCTGCTTGTTTAATAATTCTTGCCCCACCTACCACGTCGTATGGATATTCTGGTGGTAAATAAGTTGCGATGATTTTAGATAACAATTTAAATTCATTTTTCATAGAACCATACAATCTTTTGTGTATCGCTGACATAACTTTAGATCCTCTTTCAAGAAGAGCGATCGTAGTTCCTACAGCAGCATTCTGCGTTCCTTCTCCTGTCTGTAGTTCAGATATTGCAGCAAACCTTTGACCAGCTTGTACAACAATACCCATCAACGCTAATAAAGTTTGTGATGGTTCCTTATAAGGCAGAGGATAGAAAGCATCACGAAGACTGCCTCCTGGGGCATCTACGTCTTTAAATTCACCAGGTTGAATTGGTGATGCTTCATCTCTGACTCTTACGCCTCTTTGTTTAAAACCTGCAGGTAGGTTTGACAAAGTTCCTGCATCTAATAATTGGCGGAGAGCAACTGTTGCAGTTCTACTCAATCCGCCAATCATGTGTATTAATCCAAATCCGTAGAATCCTAGTCCAGGCAGAAATTTAAAATGGACAAAGTATTGGATCCTTTTCTTACTTGGATCATTGGGCGCATAGTTCCTTCTTATCGAAAGAACTTTTCCACTACCTTCCTCAACTGTTATGATGTAAGGTAGCTTGATACCAGATGGCTCGCCATCTGGACCAATATCTTCGAAGCCTTCTAAATCTAAATCAACATGACATTCTAATAATGTATATACAGGTTGTTGTTTTCCAGATTTAGTTGTGCCTTCTAATTCTTTTTCTTTTTTTGAAACTTCATCGTTAACACTCACCGTTGGTCCGCCAAGTTCTATGTCAGCATAGAAACCAGAGACTTGTTGTTTACGTAAATCGTTTTCAGAAACTTTTAAAACATGTATAATAGATTCTGCTTCATCTAAACTATTTGCCGTGTAAGGCACCACAAGATCATCAGCAGGAACAAATTTTGATACAGCTCTTTGTATTAAAGAATCATAATAAACTTTTTTAAATGTAGATCCTGCTAATGGTAAATGAAATAACATAGAATCAAACTCTGGTTCGTATTCTTTCATTTGATCCATGATCTGATAGTTCATGAAATCTTTTACACGTTTTGCTTGTTGCTCTTTAGCTGGTGTTTTAATTCCTAAGATCTGTGTTCTAACTGGACCATCGCTTGGTAATAATTCTTTGTAAGCTGTTGCTTGAAACTGTGTTACAGCTTCTGCAAGAACAGGATGCGTGGCACCCGATGCACCTTGGAAAGGTTCTGTTCTGTTTTCATATTTGAATCCGAGTAAGTCAAGCCCATCAGTATAAGATTTTTCCCAATCTTTTCTGGACATTTTATAGTCTATGTAATTTGTTTTCATTTCATTACCTAATGGATTTAAAACATCATCAGGTAAAATATCTGCTAGGTTATCGAAATGAGATTCTGTGCCAGGTATGTTAATGGAACCTGGTTCAAAGTTGATAGTCGCACCTCCATCTTCTTCAGGTGTAACTTCTACTGGTAACTGTTCTTTGATCTCCTCTTTTACTTCGACCTCTTCCGCGCCAGGAACTTTTACTTCGGTACGAGTATTACTAGGGAGCCCTTTGTCTATATCTGCCATTTATTACTCCGTCATTTATCTACCACGTTTCAATAGAAAATCCAAGCCCTGTGGTGTAGGTCCTGATTCTGGTGGCGGGCCCGATGATTTACCAGCTAATTTAGCTATACCACCACCTGCAAAATCGTATGCAGGTGTGTTTGCTATTGGTGTAGAGAAGAAATTTAAATCTATATCTGGTACTTCTAAACCTGTACGCATATCTGCTCTTTGTTGTTTAGCTATATTGTCAAATTTTTGTATCTGCATAACTCCTGCTTTATAATTATTTACAGCTTGTTGATATAAATCTTTATTAAATTCACCTTGATCGTTCGTAAAGAGATTATAATTATCATCATATTTTTTTACGTTTGCTTCATATAAATTTTTAAATTGATTTCGTTTTTCTCCTCTTGGATCATTTTGATCGTTAAAGGTATTATATTTAGCTTCAATCGCTGGTAACAAAGTAGATAGATCATCAAGTGTTTTAGTTGCAAAACCTAATTCTCCTACCGCATCTTTTAGTTCTTCATTTTCAGTTTGTCCAAAAAGACCGTATGTTGCATCGCCCAATATTCTTTTTCCTGATTTTCCAGCAGCATAATTAGAAAGTGCAAAAGGTGCAGTGAAAGCTGCTTCACCAGCTAAACCAAGTCCAGTAAATTTTGCAGCGGCTCTTGCTTTTCTTAAAGCATTTAAAGTCGCGGGAGATTTAGCTGCGGTCGCAGCAGCTGCTCTATATAAATTAGAAACGTCACCAGGTAGTTTTCTAAAATCTAAAAGTTCTGGATTAACATTAGCAAAGTTAGATCCTAAAGTTACACCTTTGGATGATGGTCCAATAATCCTTTGTTTTGTAACTGCAGATTTTGATCCTGTTGGTTTAACTACCTTTTGTTTTTCAAATACTGTGTCAACAGCATTAAAATTATCTCTAACAATATTAGATACTCCATCAGTGACTTCAATTACTGCTTTATTTCCTAATCTAATATTATTTTTAGCGTCTCTTACAGTTAAATTATAATTAGATAATAATTTGTCAATTTTAGGTATTACAGAATTGTTAGGTTGTTCAATAGGTATTCTTTTAAAGTTGTCCATAAAAGAACCAATATTTCCTGTAGCCATCTGGATATTGTTTGGATAGTATATGTTTTTTGCTTTTCCTTTTACACTTGATATATGCTCCACGTCAAAAAATTTATTGGCAGCGGCTCTATCCTTAATCTTTTGTGCTACCTCCAAATCTGTAAGATCTTTGTATTTATCAAAAGTAAGTTTCCCTTTGGAAAGATTATCCATAGAAGCGTTTATTCTCATAGACATAATATATTTTTTATTAGCAGCTATATCTTCAAGTGACATATTTTTAACTTTTTCATTCATAAACTTTATATCTAAAAGAATCTCGTCAGACAGTTGACCTGCTTCAGTTCCAGCAAATTTTTTACCTACTATTAAATTTTTTATTCTTTCCGTTTTTGTCTTTTTATTGCTTATGCCTGGTCCTGTTTTTTTAAATTTAGTTATGTCTTCTCCTTTTTCTCTTAAAATTCTTTGTATTGCTTTTTGTTGAGAATCCCTAGTTTCACCAGGAAAATATTCTCTACCTAAACCTATTATTGTTCCTTCTCGTTTACCTTCTTTAACCGCTTTTAAATACTTTTCATAAATTTCATCAGCAATATCAGCAGGCACTTCTTTTTTAGGTACCACAAATTTACTTTTGACATCAGCAAACTCGGGCATTTTTTTTGATAAAGCTCCCATCTTTGTTTTAATATTACGATTAGTCCATTTGCCTGTTCCTTCTCCTTTAGATGACAAGCCAGACGGACGATACGGTGTTTCATTATTTAAGTAATTAGCAAATTCACGATTAGTTAAGTTAATTTTTTCCTTTCTTAATTGCATAAATTTTTCATTTGAAAGATATGCAGGAAAGACTTTAGCTCTAGTTTTTTTAGCCGCTTCTAAAGCTTTATCAACACTTCCATATTCTGAAACCTTAAAATCTTGTCTAAAAGGTTTTTTTGTGTAAGCAGTATCCGAAGATCTTAAGTCAAACCCAGTAATTTTACCTGTGTATTTAGACCTTCGTTCTCTTATAAATTTTCCATACTCATCATCTCCAGCATAGCTTCCTGGTTCATCAACCAAGCCACGTTTAGGTGTTTCCACAGATCCACCCATTGCAAATCCCAACTCCTTCTCTATAAACATTTGAGACTCTGCATCTAAGAAAGGTCTGATCTCTAGATATTCTTTGTAAGCTTCTCTTGTAGATTTTTTTGGTTTACGTTCTGGTGTTACAGGTTTTTTATCTGGCTTCGTTAAGTAAGCCATCATCTCGTTATATTCGTTAATCTTCATTACTCTCCTAGCATGTAAGCGACGCCGCCACTTGCAAGTTTTTTCTTTTTAGTTTGAACTTCTCCAACCTCGTTTAAAATTTCATCAAGATTATCTAAACCATCTTCAACGTCTTTCATCTTACCATCCATGTCTGGTCTAACTGTTACTTCTTCATACTCGTCAGGAACCTCAATAACTTTTTTAGTTTTGGGATCTATCTCTTGATACCCTTTTCTAAGTTCTAAAATTTCTTCGGACGTAACTCCATCGAAAGAATCAAAGTCTCCATCTGGAGTTTGAAAAGTTCCTCCGCCCTCTTTGGTTTTTACAACTCTTATATCTCCAGTGGATAAATCTTCTTCTAAAGTGTAGTTCTTATATTCAGTGACTCTCTGACGTTCTACTGTTGCAGATTTTGATGTAACATCATCACCAAATAATTTTATCTTCTCTACAAGTTTTGGAAAGTACGCTGGCACGCCAGAAGTAGAAGTTGCTGTCTCTGCAACTTTAGCAGCAGTCTTAGCACCTTTAAAGTATTTACCTAAAAAAGGTATGGATGCAAGTCCACCCATTAATTTTAAAAATGTTCTACGAGACATGTTACTACCATTCTTAAATCGTCTTCTAAAATTTATACCTATACCTTGATTGGATGTATTACCAATAAAAGGCCCAGCACCAAATCCTAAAGTACCATCCATAAACGGCATCTTATAACCTATGCCATAATTAGGTGTAGTTCTTTGTCCAATTGCTTTCATAAGTTCTTTTAAAGAACTGCCTTCAGTAATCATTTTTTCATTCATTATAGGCATTAAAGGTTGGAACCCAAAAGTTTCAGGCATTACTGGTGGTAGATCTCCTTTGGGTTGACTCTCTAATTGTATAGCAGGTAAACCAGATCTGGAGCTACCATTTCCAAATCCTATTCTCCCACCATCTGCTTTATCTTCTGGTGGTTTTTTAGCTTTTGCTTTTCTCTCGATCTCTAATAATTCATCAAAGCTTTCATCGCCACGAAGTTTCGTACCTAAAAAATCTTCCATAACATCGTAATTAATTTTACCTAATCTTGTTTTATTTCTAGCCTCAAACTCTTTGAAAGGTTTAGCCCTATCTTCTAGCTCTTGTAGAGCAGGATCCACAGGATCTTTTGTTTTTTTAGTTTTAGATGCTATGCCTAGTTTAATATCGTCAACATTTTTACTTGTCAGTTTAGCCAGTTCGCTCATCAGATCTTTAGCTGAAGTTGCTTTGACTGGATCAACTTTTTTAGTGTCCTTAACAATCTCGGGCTTGAAACCCATGAAAGGATTATCTTGAGAGAAAACATCTGTCTTCTCCATTGAATCTATAATTTGTTTTCCTGTAGGAGCTGGTTGGTTTCTATTGTTTAGAAATATTTTGATTGATGCTTCGTCGATGTTTTCAAGTTTGTAACCTGCTTTCTGCATCTCGGCGATGATGTCCATGGCCTCTTGATTTAGTTTTAATGTGTTTGTTCCAATATTCGTGATCCCTGGACCTTTGCCCACGCCTCGTTTTCTTATAATCGAATATACTAAATCTCGTAAATTTTTTAATCTGCTAACCATCAATAATATACCTTTGGTGTAGGGTCTTTCTTCTCTTCAACGTAATCTTCAGGGTGCTGTATCAATCCGCCCTGCCTGAAGCGCATGATAGCTTGTGTTGTAGAATCCACAAGGTCGTCGTAATCGCCGTTAGGGAATGCTGCACATTCCTCGATCACCTCTTCTGCAAATTTCTGATCTGGCGCCCATATCATTCCAGACTCAAAAAGAGGCGCTACGGAGTTTACTCTAGCATGTTTATCATTTCCTTTACTAGGTGTAAAGTTAATTACTGGGATGTCCATTTGCCGAAGTTCATAGGTCAAAGGTAGCCCTGATGCCTTTGCCTCTATAATGACAGACTCTGGTTTCCAATATTCATACTGCTGTAAAGCTAGACGTCTAAGTTCTGGGAACTCGTATCGCCCTTTGATGGCGTCCAGCAATATTAAATTAGCTGGGCTATCCTCGTTTGGATAGAATATACCCCACGTTGTGATAGCCGAATAATCAGCTTTTTCTTTTTTAAGAAATGCTGTGTCGTAAGATTGTATGACGTGTTGTAAAGGTGGTATGTCATCTTTGTTATAAACTCTCCACCACTCACGTTTTAATATAGCTCCTTCTTCTGATGTAGGAGCCTGCATCCACTGTGCGTTCCATTTACCAACGGGCAGTGATGCTTTGACTTTCTCTAACTCTTCCGTGTTCCAATATTCAGGCCACACTGGTCCGTGATCCATGAGTGCTGGAAACTCGACCACGTGCCATTGATCAGACTTCGGTTCTTTCTGGTTCGCTATAAGTTTAGCAGTTAGATCTTTTGTAGACCATCTTGTCATCACAAGAACAATCTTACCGCCTGGTTGTAAACGTTGACGAGGACCTGATGTATACCACTCGTATGCCGAGTCTAGTGCTGTAGGAGATAATGCATCTTGTTCCGAGTGTGGGTCGTCAATGATTAATAGATCAGCACCACGACCTGTGATTGCTCCGCCAACACCAGCAGCAAAGTATTCACCGCCTTGAGAAGTTTCCCAACGTCCTGCAGCTTTTGAATCTTCTTGTAGTGTAGTCTTAAAAATTTTTTGATAATCTTCCGAGTCGATTAGGTTCTTTGCCTTACGACCAAACCTCACGGCTAGTTCTGCGTTGTGTGTAGTTTGAATTATCTTTAACTTCGGTTCACGGCCCACCATCCACGATGGCAATAGATAAGATGCAAATTCTGATTTAGTATGCCTTGGTGGCATATTCACTATCAGGCGTTTTATTTCGCCTGTGGCTAGTTTATTAAATTTATCTGCGATGTGCCTGTGGTGGGACCCCTCTACAAAATCAGGCCACATACATTTCACAAAAGATAGAAAGTCATTCTTAGCTTTGTTCTGTATCTTTTTTTCAGCATGCAACACTTGAAGTTGTTTGAAGACCCTTCGCACATCTGCAGGTAATTTTTCTATATTTACCTTATTCAAGTCCATGGTACCAAAATGTTTTTATCATGGGTAACTGTCTAAATCAAAGCATAAAGTGTAAAGCAGTAGGATCCCTTTTTGCGTCAAGGGTGGGTGGGGGTCCGTGTTCCTTCCATATTGCAAAACGGGTTGGGACCCACTCGGCCACGGCCGTAGGCCGTGGCCGAAGGTCGGTGCGGCGCCCGCAGGGCGCCACAACCTATGGTTGTTAGTCTAATAATACCATATATGCTTTGGCATTGTTCTTCATAAACCAATCTAATAGGTTACGCATTTCCTGCCAGTGCTTGCTTGCACCTTCGCCCAGTTCTTTATCTTCAAGAGTAGCGAGAGCTTCATGATAGAATATCTTATCGTGTTTCTCCGCTTCCTCTTTTGTTAGTTCAATAGATTCACCTGAAAATCTATTTCGTCTTGTGTAGTCATGATTTGTTTTTGTTTCCATACTTGACAAACTATCCTATATTTTATATGATGTCAATATGAAAGATATAAATAAAATAATGGACGAAGCAAAAGAGTTAGAACATAAAACTGATTTTGTAATTAGTTGGTTTGCTAAAAAATATAATAAGACTATTTTTAGAGCAGGTCATTTAAACAAAGTTGGTTGTAGAACGTGGGAAAGAAATGGGGACAAATACATTTGTTTTTATGATCCTATAATTAATAGATATACAACAGCGATAAATCCTGTTATAACTTATAAGAGAAAGGTAAATTAAATGGGTATTACATTTTGGTTATGCATGTTGGTTTTAGTCCATGCATTAATATTAATAGGGTTGCCTAGATGGTAGAGTTTTGGCAATTAATATTTACGCAGTCGCCTATGGAATTAAGAATGCTGATGGCATTCTTCTTGGTGGCTCTGATATGGTCAATGTTCAAAAGAACTTGAGCCCTGATCCTGCGGAACGCAGTATGAAGCTAAAGTTGGCGAGCTGGTCGACACTCGCAGGATCATGAAACTTGAGCCCTGATCCAATTGGTATCGTGGCGTAAGGGTCACCTGGTTTAAATTGCAAGCCAGTTGGATCTGGGGTCAAGTTAAGCGGCTCTGCCAAGATTTGCCTTAAACGTGGTGATAGCATTCCGTAAATTTGACCACGGCTCCTGGGTCATGAGCCATGATAATAACTGACCCCTTGAGCCGAGATCCATCATTCACTCCTAAATGTTATGTTTGATGGATCTGGGGTCAAGTTGCAGGAACTGAAAGACGCGAGCTTCTTGGCCAAGCTTCAAGCTTGACAAGCAACAAGCTGTAGGATATAGTAGGATTAGTGGACACTCCGCATCACACCGCCTAATGAAGGCCGTCTTTGCGGGGGCTGGTCCCGAGAAAGAGGATAATATGAAAACAAAAGAAGCAATAAATATATTAAATCATGCCGTAGAATATTATGACATGAATTATAATACGGGAAATAAAAGGGATACAACATGGGAGATAAGCAAAGTTTGGAAAGCTCTTAATCATGTTGCGAGTGAACTAGAAGCTTCAAGCAACAAGCACCAAGCTAAAGTATATACTGAAAGATATATAGAGTGGAGAAAGAGAAGGTAAACATGACAGCATTAAAAAAGAAAAGTGAGACATGCGAAGAGCAGCTTCGCAGAATGTGCAAGAACATTGCCGAAGAAATAACAGAAGGCAAAACAAGAGAAGGTAAGAACGTTTACATTCAAGACTTCATGGAAGACGTCTACGATATAGAATGGATCACGTACAATGATCATACTTATAAGGCAGCCAGGCTACTAGTTGCAGGTGGCGGGCCTAACATTTGGGTGAATCTACAGGACAAGAACGTTGAAGGGTATTGGGGCAGTGACAGAGTCATTGAACCATTTATTGATGAGATTGGCCTGGATGATTATCTAGAAGAACTACATGCCTGTTCAAAGTAAAAACTACGGTTCAATATTGTGGAACCATTACTGCTGGTGCAAGGACAACGGAAGAGATACCACCTGGTGGTTCAAGCCCCAAGCGTCAAGCTTCAAGCGCCAAGCTCAGATAGATGCAAGCCACAAGCGTCAAGCCCCACGCACAAAGGATCAAGCGTCAAGCCGCAAGCCACAAGGTCCTGGATCACGGATCCTTCATAAAGTTTAACGGTCCCCGAACCGAGGTGCTGGGCTAAGATAAAACTATTGTGTGGATGGGCCACATGATACGAAATTTGTAGTGGAGAAAATTTAAGTTTGTTACCCTTCGTGACTTTAAACTCAACAGTAAAATACCAGAACTTTTCCGTATATCCCAACACATCTGGCATACCTGGAATGGCTAAATTTTCTATACGATGCCACAATATTTTAGGAGTTGCTTTCTTAAATTTTTGATAAAGTTTAGCCTCTGGCCCACGCATTATTTTGGAGTTACTCTGGTGTCTTGGGTGCTATAATTAATCTACTTTTCTCTGGTTTTAATACGACTCTGACAGCACTTTTACCTATGATATTACTCTCTTGCACTTCAATACGTCTGATCTCTTCAAGATAATTACCAACCTGCATGTAGATGGTAGCATTACTAACTGCGTTACCTTTCTTACCATCAGTAAACTTATCTAAATATTCCTGGAGGTGTTTGACAAACATTATAATCCTTTACGTATTCTCTCTATCTGGTCGTTAATCTGTCTAGTCAAATGTTTGTTGTCTTCCTTCAACTGTTTAGTCATAATCTCATAATGCTCTGCTTTCTTTTTGTAAAACAAAACTTCTGCTCTTAACTCACCATTTATTTTTTTATGGGCTTCATTAATAGCTGTAAGATCTTCTATTCTCTGTTCCAAATCGTTCGGTCCTCTCTTTCCTGGGTTATCTTCCAATGCTTTCAATTGTCTTTCTAAATCAATAGCATCTTTCTTCGTAGTTACCATGATTGACATTGTAGGATTGTTACTCTAAAATGTCAATATGGGATTACCAAAGAGATTAACTGAAATGCAAAAAAGATTTGCCGAACTACTGGTGTTTGGCGGACCCGATGGACCTTTGACTAAATCAGAGGCAGCAAAACTTGCAGGCTACAGCGAGAAACGTTGTAGACAAGAAGGTTCTGAACTAACCAACCCTCGATTGAATCCACTTGTTGTTAAATACATAGGTGAGTTAAAAGAGGAGAGACTCAAGAAGTACGAAGTTAATTACGCTAGTCACGTGGCTGAACTGGGCAGAATCAAAGATGCTGCTTTGAAGAAGGGAGCTTGGAGTGCTGCTGTGAATGCCGAGACAAATAGAGGTAAGGCAGCAGGATTATATATAGACCGAAAGATAATAAAAACAGGTAAGCTAGAGGACCTAACAGAGCAAGAGCTAGAAGCAAAAATGAAACAAATTTTAGACGACTACTCACAGATTATAGACGTTACTCCTGACCCTAAAAAAATCACGAAGTAATCTTCTCCATTTTAAGAATACAACCAATAGGAAATATATTTCTATCTGAGAAACACTCCTCTTTGATATCGTAAGAACTAAATGTGTATAAGAACTTTTTAGTTTTCTTGTAAACATAAGCTTGGGTTAACATAATGCTTGCCTCGAACTTGTCGAACTCCTCTGCAGTGGCATGAGCCGAATCTCCCGTGATATCAACCCAACGGATTTGGTAGAAATAATACTTCTTTCTACTTATGATTGCATGTTTGTATCTCTTTTTACGTCTGTGTCTCTTCATAAAATGTCCGATTCGTCCCTAAAATGTCCGATCATATAGTGTTTTTTACCATAAAATGTCCGATTACACCCCTAAAATGTCCTTCACGAGCGATTAACTCTACGTCTTTATTGACTTTTTTGACTATATGGACATTTTACATCATAAAAATTTTTTTATTTTTTAAAAAATTTATGAAAATAATTACTATATGGTGTCCATCCTTGCCTAATTTGTGCCATAATCTTGCCGCAATACAGCCAACTTGTCTTTATTGCTCGCAATGACTTTCAACAACTTGTCAATTTCACCAGTGACATCTACGTGTTCAGGTATAAGCTGTGGTTGCTCATTAATCAAATCAATTTTTAATTGTGCATCCATTATTGCTGACTCATACCTTCTAACCAAGACTGTGAATATATCACTTCTCATTGGTTTGTGTTCTATTGCCATCCTTTACCTCCTGTAAATTATAGTATTGATCTAGCCTTCGTAAGAAGTCGTGTTTTGCTTTACGTAAATTAGCCCCGTCAATCTTAAATTCTTGGTAATATAGGTCAGGGGTGCATACCATAATTACACATTGTTCAATGTTAGAGCCATAAACTTGGTCATGTGCCATAGAGTATGCTGCTGCTTGTAACTTGTAATCTCCTATCCACTCCTCTCTCTTTGGTCGGTTTGCTTGTTTGAAGTCAATAATAGTTTCCTTATCGTTGTGCATACCTACCAGGTCCGTGGAGCCCGCGTATAGACCAGGATAGTATAACGTGACCTCCGAGCCGAAATATTCATTAACGGGCGCTAAACCAGTCTCTATGACCTTCCTAGCCATACGTTTTGCCTCCTGTCCAAAGGCAGTCATGTCCTCGTATCCTTTCTGCTGTAGATAGTATTCTATGTACCTATGCATAGCTGTACCTCTACGAGAGGATAAGTTCTTAATCTCCTCAGCCTTCTTTTCGCCAACTTTGGCTTTCCAATCTTTTAAAAATTTTTGATCTTTTGTTTTACCTAGAATGGTTGTGACTGACGGTAATCTCTGACCTGCAATGTCATAGTTCCGTGTTCCTTGGTCCGTGATCTGTGTACCTTGGGCGTAGTCGTATTTTTTATTATACTTAATCATAGTACAACAATCATGAATATCGAAGCAAGTACACCAACCAACAAAGCCGAACCAATCAGATAGAATATATCATCTCTTGGGTCCATCTTTATCCTCGTAGTTTTTAGATACCGTTTTAATATTATTTAATTTAGCCGAGTCGTGTACGTTACCCGATACGGATATTCTTACACAATCAGATTTAAAAGGGCTAACCCAGTGTTTCAACCACGCTGGAAACACAAACATATCTCCTTCTTCAGGAAAGTGGGACATGTACGTAATAGCTTCTCTAGGTCCTTCACCATATAAAAACTGTATACCACCAGGTCCTGCGGATCTACCGATATACTTCTTATTTTCTTCCTTCAACTTATCTGGGATCTGTAAGTAGATAACAAAACTTAACGCACCATCATGATCGTGTGGTGGATTAAATTCATTGGCCTTTTGATAGTTTATCCAAAGTGCAGATAATAAATATTCTGGTTTCTTATCACGTTTTTTATTTACGTATCTCTCCCACGCTTGGTCGTAAACACCAAAGCATTTAGCAAGATGAGGTATAATCTCATCCTTCGCTTCCGCAGTGTATCCTGTTTCACTTTCCAAGATTCCTGCTAGTTTACCTCTAAAGTCCACACCTTTAGTTCCGTGTTTTAGAAGTAGTTCTTTTAATTCGTTAGAGATCTTGAGTCTAATAACACAAGGTCCCCAGTTGTACATGTGTACACTAACGAGTTCTTTGTCTTTCATATCCTGTTCCTATCCTCCTATTTTTCCATCTACCGTTCCAACCGTAGACATTCATTTTACTACCGAAATGCTCAAAGAATCTATAGTAGTAATCCATAGCTCTTCTCGCATAGTGAATTATATCATCTATTGCATCAGGTATTGTTTTCATCTTCTTCCTTCTTGTTCTTGTAAAACAATTCTAAAAATTTGTAATACGCTTTCCCGCCTCGGTAATCTGTATCTTCATCGGCCTTTTCTTTTGCTTTTTTCAAAGCCCGTTCTCTATTCATCTCTGCCATACTCTTATGCTTCATAGTGTTTTATAATCTGTTCTAGTTTATTCTTTTTTGTAATCGAATATGGAAATATTGCTTTTGCTACTTTGAATGCATCTCTGTGGCTACATCTCCATCTATATTGTCCGTGGTTCTGGTGCGGGTATGCAGGCCTATAGTCTAACGCCCCACACTTAAAAGTTTCATTCACAAAATTTATTGTAGGTTTATCAATCATGTTTATCTCAATTCGTATGTTCCAGTACTTGTAGGCTCTGGGCTTCCCTTTACGGTGTTCGAGTCGTTGTGTAAATGTAATACAACCTTCACCGTCAACAAGACCAGCAATATAAGCCATAACTTCATTCATTTAACCTGGCCAAAAGTTATTCTAACTGCTGCCTTTGCGGGATTCCATTCAAAGTCTCCCCACTCTACTTTACTGCACCCTGTTGTTAAAATAAAACTCGTAAATAAAATTATCAACGTCTTTTTGTACATACTTTTTTAACTCTCCTTCTGATCCACATACCCAACATTGTTTTATTTGGTTAGGTCCGTGCACCGTATCGATTCTAATATAACCGTTTCCCTTGCAATTGTCACAAATTTTAGTTTGTTTTATTGGGAGCGACGATGTAGTTCCATTTTCTGCCATGCTTTCCTCCTTTACGTGGAACACCTGCTGGTCTTCCACCTTTGTATACCTTTATGACTTTACTATTCATTCTCATAACATACCACTTCCTGGCTAAATTTATGGTTTGTAAATTTTTTATACCATTTACATAGTCATCTATATCTTTTTCTCTTTTTTCTACTTTCTTTATTACTTTCTCGTAAACGTATTGCCAATTATATCCTGCTAAGTGGCAGACATATTTAAAATTATGTCCGCAACTTTTAACCCAAGATATTGCTTCTCTAGCTGGATTTAAATCGTTTTGGTACAAAGCATCATCTAAAGCTTTTGCTACAACAGCTATCCATAGTTTTTGTTCTGGTTCTTTTTTGATACCATGTAACTCTATGGCGTTTTCATTAGCTGTAGTTCTACTTTTGAACTTTGACCTGGCCATTCAACTTCCTAACTTTCTCGTTTGCTATCTTCTCAATCGTTTTAGATATGGACAAAGTGACGTCTGGATCTAAATTCTTCGACAATACGTTCAATATCTTGTATGTTGCATGAGATAACGAAACGTTTCTATATTTTGTTGTGTCTGTCATATTCTTTCCTTTCACGCAATATAGGATTATAATGTAGGATTGTCAATGACAAAGTTTATTTTGATACTATCGGTGTGTTCTTTTTTAAGTGGAGAATGTAATAATCCAGTACAACCCCCTGTTGTGTATGATGATTGGGCGGAATGTGCAGTTGATGCATCTGTTAAAAGTTTAGAGCTATTGCAAAAAGAAGGCAAAGATAAGGTTAATAAATATAGGTTGGCAGTTAAGTTTGGGTGTTATCCAATTAGTGATGCTTGACAATATGTCTGAAATGTGGCAGAAAAGAAATATCTTTTCTCACCTTTAAAACCTATCCCCAATTCCCTCGAGTGGATAGGTATGATTTAAAATACTATAGCACCAACAACAAAACCAATTACAAACCAAATAATTTCAGTTCTGTAATGCAGATGCCATATGTGAAACTTATCAATTAGTTTTCGCATATATGTCCTATCCATAAATTACCTTCCTTTGTATACCAACCTTGTGGTCTTTGATCCGTGTTCCGTGTGTCGTGGTACGTCACGTTTGCATCACGCCACTTGGACGCTTGATCTTCGCACGTTAACCCCGACTCAATCGGATACTTAATCTGTTCTAATCCTCCTGTAGTTAACAGTAAGATTATTACAAACTTCATATTATTTTATATGTACCATTAAAAACAAGTTTAGTACAATCATGAGATTTCTTGTTTTCATAGTTCACTATAAAAGTTTTTTTAGGATCTAGTTTTTTAATTAACTTATGTAAGCTCATCGCTTCCATCGTTTCTTCTTTATCTGTTCCTTCTTCTTTTATTGTGTACGTGTACCGCATACTTTTTTCTCCTTTTTTAAAACACACTCACAACATGCTAAAATGATTTGTGTCTTGTCACCAGTGTTAACAAATGCATGTTTAGTTTGTTTATTACATCCAACTCTACATTGTGTGTAACAATATTCTTCTTTCTTTTTCATATGTCCTATATTATATATGATATGATTCCAAATGTCAATATCTCCCAGAACATTTATATCCTATGACTTTAATTGTTTTACCCTCACTACCATAACCGTTATACACGTAATACGTGCGTCCAGTTAGTGGTGTTTTCTTTTTTGGTTTTGATTTTATTTCCCAGTGATACCAACCTGCACAGTTCTGTGGTTCCCAGATCTCAACAAACTTTGTTGATTTAACATCTCCTGTAAATGTTAAGTACAGGAGAGAGATCATTACGATCTTCTCCATTACTAACTCCCTTGACCGACACTAGGTTTGTAATTTCTTTTTTCAGCTTTGTTCATACGTTTTTTGTGACGACCTAGTTTGCGTTTAGTTCGGTGTACGTATGTGTTTACACCAAACTTATATTTCTTGGCCATCGTCTAAATTTCTTAAATTCATTTTACTGTCTTTGTCAGCTAGCATGTATTTAATAACACCATTTACTTTCTGTTCTAAATCATGACCACAGTTTATACATCTGAAAAGATTAGTATTAAAACTAACTAACATTGTTAAAGTGTTACACTCTGGACACTCGCCTGTTACTATTTGAGTTTCTAGTTTCATACCCAAGGAGTGTATTTTGTTTTACCATCTTCTCCACGACTAGCGTATAAACATTGGTTTCTATTTTGGTTTGAAGAATAACTACAGTGAATCCAACCAGAGTTTGGCTCACCCTCTTTGTAAAACTCAAGTATAAGTTGGTCAAATTCTAACTCATCTTTTATGTATGAAGCTACTTCTTTATTATCTTTACCCCAAATCTCAAAGTCAGCTGCCGCTGCATTGTCGTCTGCCACATGTTGTGAATGAATCGAGCTACCGATCGCTATGCATAACTCTGCACATCTAAATCCGCTAGAGATCTGTAATGGTTCATTATAATGCGAACGTATCGGTTGTAATATATTTACAGCCAAAGCTTTTAAATTTTCTATTTGTTCTGGAGATGGATTGTTATTAATACCTTTTCTCTCTGCAACTTGGCTTTTGATTAATTCATCTAGTGTAAAATTAGCTGTTAGTTTCATTTTATTCAGATACTCCCATTAACCATAACATTAAAAAAATATAAAAAATTGGTTCCATTATTCTAATATTATTTTTTTGATACTCTTCTGACCCATGTATATTTCTGTTTCTGCTTTGGCTTTAATACATTTATAACTTACACTTGGGTTGTAATCTCTTTCAGCAACTCTCTTACCACGTAAGCAGGTTGCCATATTTTCTTGTATACGGTGTTCTTTAATCTCTCCGTTAATAAACATCAAAAGTGCTACTACAGTTTCAATCATCCCGCTATTTTACCTTTGTTTGGTCCACGTTTGTATCTATACTTATGTGTGCCTGTTCCGTTTATATTTACTTCAACTTTTAAATCTCTGATAAATTTCATTTGTTTAGCCTTCTTTTCCATGTCCTCTATGTATTGTAATATTTTTCTAGTGTTTCGATCCATTTGCAAACTCTCTTTGTCTGTCTTTTAATTTTTCAATATCTGAAGTAGCTTTCTCTACTTGTTTCTGTAAAAATTCAATGTTCACTTTGTTATGCATACCATCTTCAATAGCTTTATTCAAACGATCTACTGACTTATATAAGTCCTCTACCAACATGTAGAGTTCTGCTTCTCCAGATGATTTACCTAACTGTCCTCTTGGGTATTTGATTCTAAACTCTGTATTTTGTTCTAGATCTTTTGATATCAATTCTAGTTGTGTTGAGTGTGAATTTAATGTTTCATGCAAACCAAAATAAGCCCAGGTTCCGATGGCGACCATCGTGATTAAACTGGCAACCGTCTTCATAGGCATTTGCACGGCAGCCTCTTCGCTAATTTTTAGTGGTTTGTTAGGCATTGAATGCACACCCTGTTAGTCCTACAAACACTATAACTAAACACAGAATTAATATCATCCAACCCATTACTTATAAAAATCTTTGAAAAGCCAGTCAGTGTATTTTTTTAACCACTTTTTAATCCACTTTATCATGTTTTTTCTCCTCAATTTCGTAAAAGAAGTTATCCGTATCTTCGGTCTTCCATTTACTTGTGTTTTCAACATTCCACTCAGAGGTTTGCACTTTCCAATCTGGTACATTATCTTTCACTGTAAATGAAGGTATGTCCCAAATGCATCTGTTATTAGGTTGTGCTGCATAGTTCCCGTCATCGAGCGCTATGATGTGAGCACATTTGTGCTCGTGCGGTATCTCTGAATGATCCGTATCGAGGATATTAGGGTCTGGGTGAGCAAAGTCAACCGTAAAAAGATATTTTCCAGGGTGCCATTTTTTGTCTTTACCAATGTATTTTCCAGCTTGTCCTTCTAGAATATCAAAAGAATGCACAGAAGGATAATAACTAAAACAATTCCACAATTGTAATTCATCAAGTCTACGTCTAGGAACTTCTTCTGGTTTAAAGCCTCTTTGAATGAACGCAGATATCGGTAGACGATAGAAGATAGCTCCATTTTCCATAATACAATGAAAAAGGAGACTACGCCCTGTAATAGACGAAAGACCAAAAATAATGCAGTCTTCAACTTCTCCATGATGTTTCTTAAGGTCATAGAGATATTCTCTTCTGATTTGTGCGTATTCTACTGGTATGTTTGCGTTTAAGTAAGCCATATTTTTTCCTCATTTTATGCTGCCCCAATTTTTACCAAATTCATAATCTACTTTATTTGGCACTTCAAGAGTCACAGCTCCTTCCATAATATCTTTTATTCTCTGAGCTTCTTTCTCAGATGATATAGATATATCCAATTCATCGTGAACTTGCAAATGTGGTAAAATACCCTCTGCATGTAAATCAATCATTGCTTTTTTTGTCATGTCCGCAGCCGATCCTTGTATCAATCTGTTCAAAGCTTTGTACGTGTACGCTCTCCTGATTCCTGGTCCGTGCTCCGAGAGCGCTGCATCATGTGGTAATGGTTTGTGGATACCAAACTGATTTGGTTCCCATAAATGAAACCTGCATAGTCTGCCAAGAAGAGTTCTAACTTTACCAGCATCCTGGGCTCTAGACATAACAGAGTCCATGAGTTGTTTTACAAACGGAACTTTAGAATGATATTGTCTAAATAATTCTTCTGCTTGCAATTTATTAACACCTAACTCCGCCTGTAATTTATTTTTACCCATACCATAAAATAAACCAAGATTAATTGTTTTGGCTTGTGTCCTTGGTATGTCAGCCATATCTGCTACAATTTGATGGAAGTCTGCATCACCTTGTAGGTACGCATGAACAACATCATCTACACCATATAAGTTTTGTAAAGCTGCATAGTGTACGACTAGACGTGGTTCTTGTTGGTTATAGTCAAAGCAACCCCAGGTATGATCTTCTTCTGGTAAGAACAATGATCTGATCCGTGGTCCGAGGTCTTTGTTACGTGCTGGAATCTGCTGTAAATTAGGGTTATTCATCGAAAATCTACCAGTGACTGTCCCACCGCCTTCTGACCTCAATTGGTTAATCTCTGCATGGATACGGCCGTTTAAACTATACTTTAGAATGGTATCTATAAATGTGGTGTGAGCTTTATTAATCTCTCGAGCTTTCGCTATACATTTGACTATATTGTGTGGATGATTGGCTAAAAAATTCTTTGTAAATGATGGCGCTCCAGTTTTTTCTGTTCTATCGTAGGGTAATCCTAATTTATCAAACACTTTAGCTATGGATCTTGCAGCCCATATTTGAACGTCTATACCTGTACTTGCTAACACCGAACCTAACATTCTTTTCTCTTCTTCTACTAATGTTCTCTTTTCGATCGCAGCTTGTTCTTGATTTACTCGTACACCTAGAAATCTCATGTCAACTAAAACAGGAAACAATTTAGTTTCCATTTCAAAGATGTCGCCTATGTCTTGATGTATTATTTCTTTTTTCATTTCTTGCCACAACTCGAATGTGAGTTGTGCGTCACGCTCTGCGTAAGCACCAACGTACATGGCAGGGAGTTTGTACATCTCTGCTTTAGGATCTACACCCCAAGATTTTGCTGCTTCGTATAATGCTGTTTCATCTTTACCTTTACCAAGATAATCTCTGGATATACCGTTTAAATCATACCGTAATCTATTTTCATTAACTAATGCAGATGCAATCATTGTATCAACAATTTTACCTTTTACATTTATACCGATGGCTCTTAACCAACAAATGTCATACATTGCATTGTGAAATATTTTTGTGGACTCGTGGTTCATTTGGTCCTGTAGCCATTTTAAAACCATTTTACGATCCATGTTGCCACCGCCTTCGTGAGCGATAGGATAATACGCACACCAATCCCCTGTAGATAATGATACACCTACAACATCACCAACTTTTACAACTGAACCTGATCCCATTCTTTTATTTAAGTTTGGATCTTTTGTTTCTAAATCTACTGCTATCTCATCGTATTTTCCAAGATCTGGAAAGTCTGTTGGTGGTAACCACTCTGTTTGTGGTCTAAAGATAGGTATCTGCATTATTTACTCTCCGTTAGAGTAAAACCGTTTGGTAGAGGTATGGCTGTGTCATCGCCGTAGTCTCTATCTATAGCCATTTCAATGTAATGTATCGCTTTCAATAAATCTTCCCTCTGTCCCTTTTGCTTGTGCCTACACAAGTACTTAATAGCATTCCCCTCCGCGAAGGGCAAGTTATTTTTATTTATAAACTCACTTGCCTGGATCTTCATCGATCGGTAGTGGTCACCACCTATCTGTTTCTTGTATGTGTTTTTCATATTTTATATCCTTTGTATATGTCTTTTGGTCTGATGATATGTAGATGATCTTTCGCTCTAGTCGCTCCGACATAAAATAATCTATTTTCATCATCAGGATTTTTTTCGTAGTTTCTTTGTGTATTATTGCTAAGGTCAGTCAAGAGAACTACGTTATCTTGTTCGCCTCCTTTTACACCGTGTATTGTTGATAGTGTTATACGTGGTGATTTGTTTAATTCTTCTCCATTCTCTCTCATTCTTCTTATGTATCTAACTTTCTTTTCTGGTGCATTGTCAAACGATTCATACCAGACAGCTTTAGTGTTTAGACCTCTATTCTTATAGAGTTCATCAATACCGTAATGTGCATCTTTATTTAAATATTGTAATTGTTCTTTTTGATAATTTTTTGGTGACATGTAAGAAACTATTCTATTTATTTTATCTGTAGATATTAAACTACCTTTTCTTAAGTTCTCCCAGTCTACAACCGCATCGTAAAGATCTTGTTCATAATTCTTTTTAAATTTGTTTTGATAGTAAATACCTTTTGAATACAGAACATCCTCTAATGCATTCAACATAAATCTAGTTCTAGCCAACACTAGCCAATTACCTTGTTTCATGTTAACTTGTTCAAAGTCATCGTAATATGAAAGCAATCCTCTTTGTGTTTTTGGTCGCCACTCTTTTGGTAGTCTTTTTTGTATCTTATTTACTATGCGTGATGCCACATCATGAACTACCTGCGGTATTCGGTATGACTGTGTCAACTGCATTATCTTACCCGTCTGTGCTATGAAACTATCTACATCTGCACCAGCCCATCTAAATATAGCTTGATCATCATCACCTGCAATGTATGTATCATTTGTTTTATCCCATATTGACTTAGCCATTGTCCATTGTGTTTGTGATAAATCCTGTGCTTCATCTATAAACACAACATCAAACTTAGGTGATTTATCAGACTTAATAAATTCTGTAATCATGTCTGTAAAATCAATTAAGTTATAGTCTTTCTTGTATTGATTAAGATCATGCACAAATTGTTTTAATTGATATGTTGTAATATCTTGTGAATGTTCTTTTAAATTAAATTGTTGTTCTGGTGTGATACCACGTAGTTTTGCTAATTGTACTATGCGTAGTAAATCACTTTTAGTTGTAAATAATCCTGTATGTTCATTATCATATTCGTGATAGTCAACCATCATACCCATCTTTTTACCAAGATCCTCATAGTGTCTACGTTGCATTACGTTTTCTTTTTTTATCCCTAATCTTCTAAAAGCCAGAGAATGTAATGTTCTAAAATAAGGTAGGTCATCTTCTGATAAATTAAATTTAGACATGGCTCTGTCTCTTGCTTCGTACGCAGCTTTCTGTGTAAAAGAAAAATACCCTATCTTGTCTGGATCTGTTTCTTTCAAATACTTATCAACTTCATTTAGTAAAGTTGTAGTCTTACCTGTTCCTGGTGGTCCTAATACAATTGTTTTCAATACACACCTTCTTTTTTAAATGTTCTATCTTTTATTTTAATTTGTTCTTTTTCAAATTCTTTTAATTTTATTACAGATATTTTTTTCTTACCCACCGTCATTCTTACATGCTCACACCCATTATGTTCTAGCAGCCATAACAAAGTCACGTCATACTTCTCTGTCCATTTATGTCTGTGTAAAAATTTATGAAAGAACTCACTAAATATAAAATGATGATACCCATCCTTATTCCAAACATTACCAGACTCCATATCTTCTTTTGTAGATCCCTCTGCGGTTCTCATCGTACAATAGTTTTCTAGGTGTTGTGATAGTTGTTCTTGTTTAGATGCACCTGCTGGTGCATCAACCATTTCTTTGTTTTCTAATAATGATGTAATCATGATGTCGTAATCTTTTGGTTTCAGTTTTGGTGGATACTTATAGATTTGATCCATGCATGCTCTTATAAATAGTCTTTGTTCTTGTAACTGCTCTGATTTTAATTCTACTCTTTCTCCATCTACGTTTAATCTGTAGATAGGTGGATCTAATTTTACTATTTGTAAATCTGATAACTGTGGAAATAAAACCTGTGTGCCTATACCAAACTTTCTTGTTCTACATAAATTTTTATCACAGTGATTACACATAGGTTCTTCTGTGCACTTAAATCCATAATCTTTGTTGTCTTTCTTTTTTCTTTCTATAACATCGTCTGTAAGTGGTGTTGCAAAGTATTTATGATTAAAGGAACTTAGTTTACTTCTCCATTCCTCTGGCCATTTCTTTTTTGCATATACCGTGTATTGAAATAATACTCTGTCTCTACCATCTTCAAGTTTTTCTCTTGTTAAAGATTCCAAACAAGGTGGTCCATCACTAAATTCAGATTGTGGTCTTTCTATCTTCAACGACTGTAATTGTTCTGGGGTGATTCGTTTTACGCTAGATAAAAAGGCATCTATTGTAACGGCATTTCCAGAATTGTCATAAGCATATCTTGTTGAATTTTTACAATTAAAGTATGGTAAATTAAGAAAGTTTCCTGTATCATCTTGCGATTTTAATTCAATCTGTTTTGGAAACACCTCTGCATTACCAAATCCTAATATAGCACTGATAGAAGTTAGTTTATCTCGCATAAGTTTTGCTGGTACGAAATTGTTAGTAAATAAAAATATATGTGCACCACCACTTTTAGATCTGCAAACTGTTAGCGGTAATGTGTAAGCGTTAATTTTTTTGATAATTTCTTTGTGGTCTAATGTATATTTATCTACATCTATACAACCCCATATACATTTGTTGTCTTCATTAATTGGTATGATACCAAGACTGGGTTCTATTCCGTTTAAATGATTTTGCCAAAGTTGATCTACAACAGGTTCTCTTTTTACAAAAGATTTACCTTTTATTTTAAGTCCATCGGAACCTTTTTTGTCAACGTACGTGCAGCCGTGCGCTCTCTGTAATCCTGTAAATAGTTCTACAAACTCTTTCATAAATCCTTTTCAGTGGTAAGGGCGGATCCACTCTCGCTTAGCCGCCCCATACCTATTCATCCTGACCGAATGAATTTTTTAATATGGTGAATTGGATTTGGATTCTTGTTCTCCGTGCTTAGCTTCAACATTGCCTTTGGCTACATTCACACCAAAGTCTTTTGCTATGTTGTAAACACCAGCATCAGAAACAGGACCAACTCTTGCTACATCCCAACCAAACCATGTGCCTTTGTCGTTAGACTGTTGCACAGTTTTTAGTTTATAAATGTGGCTGTATGTTGGCGGAGTAAACATTCCGTTTTTACCCTGCATCTTAAGACCCATCATCATTGAGTTCCATTTTCTACTAACTTTAAGTTGAGTAGCTTTCATGGATATCAACGCTGTAGTTGGGTTCTTACCAAGAACAACTACGAAATGACTAGCTGTGTTCTCAAGATAATTACCATTAGCTAATCTATCTTTGTTAAACTTATCTCTCGTAGTTTTAGGCAAGTCATCACCAGCTTCGTATATTTTTACTGGTGCTCCTTGACTCTCACCCCTGTCTTGCCATTCTATGTACTGTCTTTTGTAGTGCACAGGAATGACATCTATCCCCTTTTCTCCATCATAAATTTCGTTTGTAACGGTATTTATGATCATGCCTGGTTCTGCCCCCTCGACATGTTTAGCATCCCTCTTGTTGCATTCAGGAGATAGTTGGCCAAGTACTTTTAAGAACGGTAACGCAAGATCTTCTTGCGTCATGTTTAAACCTTGACCTGCATCAGCTTCAAAATTTACTGCAGCTAATGCTCCGTTCGTCTTCTTTGTTACATTGTTCATGTTTATTGTTTCCTTTTTATTGTTGTTTTATTTCCAACAAATATGTTGAAAAGTTCCGTTGGCATTTCTTTACCGCCTTCCAATCGTTCACGGACTAACGCTTTCAGAGTCATGGGCTCAACCTTCAACTTTTGTGTTGGTTGAAACCCTTGACCCTTCGCAAGTTCGGCATAATCAGCCGCCTTGTTATCTTCGTTACGACCAAAGGAGACGACAATCTCATTCTTGATGATATCGCCGAGTCCGTTCTGACGAAGCCAGTTAAACGCCTTCTCTTTATTTGCTTGAGTAATAGTGGCGCTATAATTTGTTTTAACTTCTACAGATGATCCATCTGCTAGTTTAAGAAAAGATAAACCCATTTCTGATAACATTGTGGGTATAACTTCTCCTGATAAATTTTCTAAATGTTTTTTCTTTTGTTTAAGTTGTTGCTCATCTGATTCGATGGCACTTTGTATGGCTCGCATCTCTTGTATTTTGTCTGCAAGTTTATTTATATTTGTTGTTTTGTTTATAACCTGTTCTTGGTCCTTTTCAAAATCAATCGTCATTCTTTGCTCCTGTTCCGTAAACATCAATCTCAATAGGGTAGTATTTCTTTTCTTGTCTATCCCACTTCAAAAGATTAAATTTACCATTTGTTATGTCTGATACCAAACAACAAACTACACCTATAATAGCAGGATCTCCTGTTAATAGCAAATAGTCTGTAGGTTTGAAATCTTTGACTAAGTTTTTTAGTTTGAAAATTAAGGGACCAGGAGAAAAAATCATTTGTGATCTTTCATCCAATAGAAATTTAAGATTGCCATACTCAGATGCACCCATAATATTAAATTTAGGACGACCTTCTCTTGTACCTGCAATCTCTTGCACAACCCATACGTTAGGTTTAGATTCTTTTATATCTTTGTAATCCATACTTTCAAAACTTTCATGTTGACTTTCTAGCAGAATCCTATATACAAGTCAATAGAAAGATGAGATATAAATTTAAAACTAAGCCGTATGCACATCAGCTAACTGCGTTAGAGAAATCTTGGCACAGAGATACGTTTGCATATTTTATGGAAATGGGCACTGGCAAAACAAAAGTGCTAATTGATAATTTAGCAATGCTTTATGATAGAGGTAAAGTAAATGGTGCTTTAATCATTGCACCTAAAGGTGTTGTTGGAACTTGGTACAACCAAGAGTTGCCTGCACATTTACCAGAACACATAGACAAAGTGGCAGTAATGTGGCAAGCAAATATAAATAAAAAACAACATAAAAAATTAAAAAGTGTTATGGCTCAAGGACACGAACTTCATATACTCGTTATGAATGTAGAAGCTTTTAGCACAGAAAAAGGTAAGGACTTTGCTACGTCTTTTTTAATCGCACACAATGCTCTTGTGGCTATTGATGAAAGCACAACCATAAAAAACCCTAAAGCTAAAAGAACTAAAAACATATTATCTCTTTCTCATCTTGCTAAATATAGAAGAGTAATGACGGGTTCTCCAGTAACAAAAAATCCATTAGATTTATTTACGCAATGCTATTTTCTAGATCCTTTTCATTTAGATCATGAGTCTTATTTTTCATTTAGAATGAGATATGCCATTATGAAAACGGCGCATATATCTGGTAGATCAATACAACTTGTAGCTGGTTTTAAAAACTTACCAGAGCTATCAGAAAAACTAAAACCATTTTCATACAGAGTATTAAAAGAAGATTGTTTAGATTTACCAGACAAAATATATATGAAACGACAGATAGAACTAACACCAGAACAACAAAAAGTTTATAAACAAATGCGTAAAGAAGCTCTCGCAACTTTAAATGGTAAAACTGTTACAACCATGACGGCACTTACACAACTAATGCGACTACAACAAATAACTTGCGGTCATTTTGTTGCTGATGATGGCACAACACAAAACATAAAGAATAATAGAATGTCTGAACTTATGGACATATTAGATGAGATAGAAGGTAAAGCCATTATATGGGCACATTGGCAAAGAGATGTACAACTAATAAAAGAATCTTTGGAGAAAGAATATGGTCCAGGATCCGTGGTTGATTATTATGGGCTAACGCCTCAAGATGAACGACAAAAGAACAAGGATAAGTTTCAAAAAAACTCTAAGTGTAGATTCTTTGTAGGCACGCCACAGACGGCTGGTTATGGTATTACTCTTACAGCGGCTAACACGGTTATATATTATTCTAATGGATATGATCTAGAAAAAAGAATGCAATCAGAAGACAGAGCACATAGAATAGGACAAAAGAAATCAGTGACATACATAGATATTATAGCTGATGACACAGTAGATACCAAGATAGTAAAATCTCTTCGTAAGAAAATAAATATAGCTTCACAAGTTATGGGAGAAGAGTTAAAACAGTGGATATGAAACCACCTTTTCACTATAGAATGGCGATACTTATGTTAGTTGGAGCGTGTTCACCCGTGTTGCTAACCACTATGTTTAATCATTTCTTTGATTATTCTGTTAAAAGATCTATGGAATTAACTTTTATATGTTGTATTCCGATCGCAGTATGGATGGCCAGTAAAATTAACGAACGCTGGCATGACGATAGAGAGGATTAAAATATAAATCTTTCTAATAATAGTATTGCCACGGTCCCCACCGCAGCTAAAAGAACCCAATAGATTTTGTCTATTTTACCACCCAATTTATGAATACCGTTGTGCATGTGATTAATATCTTTTTTGACACCTTTAATGTGTCCGTACAGGGATACGATATGTTCTCTAGTTGTTTTAGGTTCAATGGCCATTAAGTTCTAGTCCTTTGTCTTATAATCTGTTCTTCGGGGGACAATAGAGCAGTTTCTGTTTGTGTCAACCCTGTTTGTGGTATCACTTGAGCAGTTTGTTTAGGCACAACAGGCATAGGAGATTGAACTACAGCCGTGTTTGGTAGAGTTGTGGGCACACTTGTGTAATCATCTCGATCTATTATAAATTCATCATCTAATCGTTGTCTAAATAATCTTTTCCTAATTCTTGAAATTTCTCTTATAGCTCTTCTGTCTAAAGGATTCGGTATTCCTTTTTCTTTTGCTAGTTCTCGATATTTTTCTTTCATGTTGTCTGATATATTAAAAGGTTTAAATCTACCTCTTTCAATATATTTTAATAAATCACCCGCACCTCTATCATTAAATATTTCTGAAATTTCTCTTTTAGTCATTCCTAATTCTCTTGCTGCGAGATAGACTTTTCTCATTTTATTATATGTTTCTAATCTTTTTTCATTTGCATCTATAAATTGTTTTACAACTTTATTGCCGTCAGTTACAGGATCACCAGATAAAGTTCCTGCATAGATCAATCTTCTTTCATCTCTAGTGTCTCTATTAAATTCCTGTATCTTAAAGTTTAAAGTTTTTTCTGGATTGATTGGAACAACTCTAAAACCAAACAAACCAGCTAGTTCATCTGTCACTTCGAAGTCTTGACCTTTAATTGTTTGTTTAAAAGCTGCAGCACCAAGTCTTCTTAATTGTGGCACAGAACCAGGTGATAATCTGTATGCAGCTTCAATTAAACTTTTTGATAATTTTGCTCCAAAATCATCTCTTGGATTCCAAATTCTAGAACCATCAGCTCTAGTACCATTTCTTACAAAAATATCTAACACGGTTCCTACGTATATTGATTCACTTATAAACGGATCTACAAGTCTACCCACTGCTTTTGCAAGACCAGTTGCAATACCCGTAATTAAAGGTTCTTCTGCTTTTTGATCAACTTGCGAAAGAACTGCTGCTGGGACTTGTGAAACAGTGTCATAAAAAAATCCGTGACTAAAATCTACATAGTAATATTTACCATCTTTTTTTATAGGAATAATTGTTGAATCTTCAGACCATTCTGGGAGCATTTCTCTCATAGATGTAACTTCTGGTCTTGTTACACCATATAAAGCCCTAGCTCCTTCGTATATAGATATAGGTATGGCTGAATAAGTTATTCCTTGACCAACTAGAGTTCTATAACCCATTGCTGCATGAATAGGGTCTTTTATATCTTTTATGGCTTGTCTAGTTGTGTTTGCAACTGTTCTTATAATTTCTGCTGGAAAGGCTACGAAGTTACCAAGAGGCGATCTTCTGGATCCTTTTACAAAATCAGATACGTACGCATAGTTAGGTATAGTTTGTCTAACTCTTGCTGCAGCCTCTCTCATTATTTGTAATTTAGTAGGGGCTTGATTTGGTCTTATAATTTTACTTTTTATGGCGTTATTATAATTTCTTGATAACTGATTAAAGTATCCTCCAAAGTTAAAAATTCTCCAAACATCATCTTCAGCTATGTATGCGTCCTGTGCAAATTTCTGTGCTTTTTTAATTCCTTTACCAAATGTATTTAACAATCTATCTAAATTACCACCAGATTTTACAACATCATCAATAAGTCCCATTGTTTCTCTGTAAGCAATGTTTTGATTAACCACACCTTCATCTAATAAAAATCTATATAGTGCTTGGTTGGTCGGTAAGTTTCTTGAAAACAATTGTGGTTGAATTGTTGCAAAGGCTCTTCTTAAATTTTTCCAAGTTTCTGCTGGTGGTGCTATTAAATTACCTGTGTGTAGTGTAGTGATAGCTCCAGAAAAAAAGTTACGTGCGTGAGTAAATGGACCTAAAACTGTTTTAGCCATTTGTGTCAAACCTTTTGGAATCATAACTAACATTTGATATGGTAAACTTCTTGTAAGTAAACTTTGGGCTACCTTATCTCCTTCTCTAATTGCTTTTGCAAAATCAGCTCTAGTATACAGACCATCAAGTGGACTTGTGTATGTTAAATCTCCAAGAGGGTTATCTAATTTTAATCCCTGACTACCTTCAATTATATCTCTACCTTTAAATCTACTGTTATTAGGCATTGCAGCTCTAGCTGCGGTGTATGTTTTGTAAAACATACCTGGTTCTCCTCTAGCTTTTGCAGCTTTATCTCCAGCTTTTAAAGCGTTGTAAAATTTATCTTTACCAAGTATTTCTCCTAAATCAGTCATAGTGTTAACAACTATATTTCTACCATCTTTGTACGAACCAAATAATTTATTAAATGCAGCAAAGTCTCCTTTGGTTTGTATCAATCCACCAGCTTTGTCAGGCTTAAATTTACCACCACCTGTTACGTTTTCTGCCATGTTCTTCAACTGTGTTCCTTTGTCAGACAACATACTTTTAGGCGCAAATATAAATTCTGGTGCTTTTGTAATTTTACTTCTTTTAACGTTTTCTAAAATAGAATTTACTTCCTCTCTAGCATCGTCAATGTTATATCTTCTGTTGTCATTCTCTCTCGCTCTTTTTACAAGAATATTAGCAACCTCTTCTTTAGTTTCTCTTGTTGGTTTAAAAGCACTGGTTAAAAATCCTCTTCTTGAGCTATCAAATATTTTATAGTCCGTCCCAACAAAATTTTTAAACCTACTATTTAAGATGTCATTAAATTGTTTAGCTCCGACGTTTAAATTTTTACCCTGTAAAACTTTATTTTTTATAGCGTTTACAGAAGTTTTATATCTAAACATGTCCCTAATCAGATCGGATATAGCTTCATTTTTCATTCCTAATTTATTTAAACTATCTTTAAATGCTTTTACATTTTTCTTACCAAAACCCTCAAAAATAATTCTACTTTTTCTTATGGTGTCCTTACCTGAGTCTAAAAAATCTGATAACACTTTACTAGCTGTTACTGGATTACCAAGAGCATCATTAACTACGTCTCCTTTTCTACTTATTGTTTTTAATTGAGTATCTATGTCTTTAACAAAATCATCAGCTAATAATCTAACTCTTGATTTGGTTCCTTCTAACTTTTGAATAGCGTCTTGTAATTCTTGAGTTCTAAAACTTCTTGTTCTAAATGGTTGAAATAAATATCTATCAATCCATCTCTCAATTTGACTATTGCTGTAAGCTAATTGTTTACCTCTGTTAACTGCTAATCTACCTAAATATCCTACACCTTGAGCAAAAGGTATAATTGGAAAACCTATTTCAGCACCAAACTTAAGTTTGTTAAGAAGTTTTCTCATTGCTTCATCTTTTGAAGTTTTTTTCTTATCTCTATCTAAAGCTGTAATTTCGCCTGGTTCAAAAAATATATCGCCAAACGTACCAATGTCTTCTGCTTTCATTATAACAGCGCCAGTTCCAATACCACCACCAACAGTTACACCGACAAACTTATCTGTTTTTGATAATTTATTTAAGTCTCTTACTTTTTTTGCAGTTTTGTATAGATCTTTACTTTTAGTGCTAACGTAAGTTCCTTTCGACATTGTGTTAACAACTTTGTCTGCAATATTTCTTGCATGCTTACTAGCTATGGCTATACCTTTAGCAGCAGGTTTACCTGCAAATTTAGCTGCTCCATATATTTGAATCATTGCTTCTGTAATTTTACCTGTGGCTGTGGCTCTAGCTCTTTCTTCAGATTCTTTTAATATTACTCCTAATATAGACTTTTCTATAGAATTACTTAATTTTGCTACTTGTCCTTCATCTACTTTTTCACCCTCTTCGGCAAACGCATCTTTTATTTCAGCACCTAAATAAGCAAAACCAAGAGGTATTTTAATAGCTCCACTTATCATGGCACTACCTACAGATTCACCTAGACCTACTTCATTTGTAATCTTATCATCACCCCAATCTAATTTTTCGTTTTCAAACAAAACTTTAGGAACTGTTTTTTTCTGTGCTCTTCCGTCTGTGCCTTTTTGTTCAGCTTGCTTTCTAGTTATTTCAGCTTTCTGTTCTTCTACTTTTTTTAACGCTTCGCCTATACCGTACTTATCGGCATATCTTTTAAACTTAAATGCGTTATCTAAAAGATTTTCAATTTTATCTTGGTCAGATTTTGTGACGTTTGTAATCTTTTCAAAGAAGGATCTTTCTTCAGCCATTTATCCTCCTACTCTGTGGTTACTGGAACAAATTGATTGCTTGTAAATGTGTAAAATTTTCCGTCTAATAAATTATAATATTTGAGACCATCTATGTAGTCTCCTTCTTTCACTCTTTCAGAAACACTATAAATTCCATCTTCGCTTTTTTCTCCCAAAGAGTCTCCAAATATGTATTTTTGTTGTGGGTCTAAATCTTCTTTTGATACACCTGGTATTCTACCATCATTAACGTTTTGAATGGCTATAGATAAAGATTTAGCTGAATCATAATCACCTTGAAACTGTTCATCTCTTAATAATATTTCTATTCTATTATTTATTTCTGATTTTCGTGCTACATCAGGAGCTAGTTTTCCAGATTTAGAATATATCTTACCTGACATGATTGCGTTTAACGCTCCATCTTTATCATTGTAAAATTCACTTTTAGGATTACCAGCCATTATCTCTGCTTGTTTCTCTACGTCAGCCATATCGTCATCATCCAAAGCTTCTAATGCAAGAGCAGCTTTTGTTGCTCCAGTTTGTTGCTGTTGTTGCATGAACCGTCCAAAGGGTTCCCTAGCAGATGCAGCAGCTGTAGCTAAGATATTACCTCTTGGTACACCTGATGCTAAATTTAAACCAAAGTCTATTAAGAATTGATTTAGGTTTGGTCCTGGAATTAATGAAGAAATTAATCCTAATCTTCTTTTTAATCTATCGTTGCCTGTTAGGTCAGGTTGGTTTCTGTAATCCATTGTAATTTCTGTAGAGCCAGGTTTCATACCTTTTATCTGCACACCTCTGTTGTCTGTGCCTGATTGATATCTCTGTCTCATACCATCCATGATGCCAACGTTTTCAACGTCGCCACCCATTTTGAACATAGGTCGTTTTAAAATACGCTTCATCATATTATGGATTCCTTTTACCAAGTATATTGGCTAAAGAGTTTTGACCAGTTACTGTTCCATAGATACCTGCTAGTGTTGAACCTACACCAAGAGCTGTTTGTAATGGTGTTGGGTTAGGTATATTTGTTGTCGTTGTTCTAACTGGATATCCTCCCATCAATCCTGTTACACCTGAACCATAGAAACCAACTCTTTCTTGTGGTTCGAATGCTGCCATTCTAGCTGCTTCTCTGCTAGCATCTAGTTGTGCTTGTGCTTGAGCCTGTTGTGCTGCGCCCACTTGACCCAATGTTGCTATATCAGCTCTTTGTAATGATGGTTGTAAGCTAGCTAAACCTGTATCAAATTGAGCTAAACCTAATCTTGATTGTGCAAGTCCTTGTCTGTTTGCTAAGTCTTGTTGTCGTCTAGCAACAGCTTCTTGAAAACCTTGCTGTAATAATTGTGCTTGTAATGCAGCTCTTTGTCTATCTGATTCCGATCCAAACTCGGAAAGTTGTACTCCTGCTCTACCAGCGCCAAGTACACCAAGTGCTGCTTGTTGGTCTTTAATTCTTTGTTCTTGTATTTGTTGTTGTCTATCAAATTCTGTAAGAGTTGCATCAATAACTTGTGATTGAAAAGGAGACATGAAATCTTGAATTGTTCCTGCTCCTGTACCTGCACCAGCTCCTAATAATGCCTCTGCTCCTGCAATTCCTGTAGCAGCTTGACTTGCTTGTTCTTGTGCTGATGTTAAAAAGGGTGCAAAAGATCCAACACCTGAAGCTGCTAAATCTGCTGCTTGTGTTTGTAATGCATCTTGTGCTGCAACTTGTGGTGCAAAAGGTGCTTGACCTGCTCGTGTTTGTTCAAATGTTTGAAACCTTTCTTTAGCAAGATCTTGACGTCTTTGAAACGCTTCATCTGTTTCTAGTTCACCTGTAGCAGGATCTGTTCTTTTTGTTAACTGACCCGATATATCAGCTGCTAGTGCTGGTAATCCCGTAACACCAATAAGCGACTTGGCAAAATCTTTACCAATATCTTCTATAAATGGTGCGGGTAATGTTCTTTGTTCTTGAATTGCCATTATGCTACTTTGTTCTCCAGGTTTTTCATTGTTTTATACATTATATCTGCGCCTCTATCAACACTTCCTCCACCTGCTGCTCTAACCGCATCAGCTGTGAATACGAACTCATTCTTAGATAGTCTTGCTGGCACATCATCTGCCTTTTCTTTAGCCCCTAGTGGCACAAATCCACCACCTCTAAGGTCCATTTCGTTACCACCAAGATTCATAAGACCGCCTTCTTGAGCTGTCATTCTATCTGGTTCTTCAACTTTGGACATTCTATCAAATTCTTCTCTAGCTTTATCTGCTGCATCTTTAGGGGATAAACCTAGTTCTAAATACTTTTCAAAAAGACTCTCTAAAATCTCTTGGTTTTCTACGTTAGATGCCATCATGATACCTGATGGTTTTTCTTTAGGTGCATCTTCAATATCTCCACCTTTTTCAGCAAATCTTCTAGGACCACCATAAAATGCTAATAAATTTTGAAACTCTGGGTCTGATCTAACTGTTTTTGGTAGTTCTTCTTCCTCTTCTTCATCTTGTTTAGATAAAGCTCCTGCTGCTAATGATGCTGCTGTAATAGCTCCAAAAGGACTAATATTATCAAGTGCAAACTTTTTAGCAGCGTCTCTTAACAAGAAATTTCTTAAAAATCCTGACCCTTTTATACCAGCAAGTTTACTACCAAACATTGTACTACCTGATGCAAAAGGACCTGCACCTAAACCATATGCACCTAATCCTGTAAACAATGCAGCCTTACCTATTGGTGACTTTGCAACTTTTTTAATAGCTCTTGTAGCTTTCTTTACAATACTACCTAAGCCATATCCTTCTCTTACTTCACCACCGTCAGCGAATCTTGCTCCGTATAGTCTTAATATATCATCAAACTCACCTTTTGATTCTTTTTCAGCAACCTCTGTTATTGGTTTTCTTATTCTTAAAGGTAGTGTTTCGTTATCCCCACCGCTAGGTTGTGGTCTTGGAAATACTCTATCAAATTCTGCTTGAGTCATGTTATTTAATTGATCTTTAATACTTTTTGTTCTGTCAAAACCAGCTTTATCTTCTAATGTGTCTAATAAATTTTTTGTTTTTTCCATGTCAAATCTACTACCAGCAAGTCCTTCTGAAAATATACCTTTGTTCTCTTCATCATCTCTATACAAATCTATAAATAAATTTTCAGGTGGTTTTTCTCTAGTAATCGCTGAAAGAATTGCAGATATAGGTTTCATAGAACTTCTTTGTACAAATGATTGTATGGATTTATCTCTACGATCATCTATATTATCTGATATATTTTGAAAGAAACTTGGGGGTTGAGGAGTAACGTTAAACTCATTACCAGTAGTATAGCTCATATCAATATCTTCATATCCACCTTCAGATGGAGCAAAATCAGCCATAGTTTGAGTTGCTAAACCTGCTTCTACATCAGCTTCGTTAACACCGCCACTTTGAAAACCTTTCCTAGGTGCTCCACCTTCGGCTAATAATTGTCTGGCTATTTGTGATCTAGTTATGCTCATTTTTTCACATTACTTTGTTTTAGGAAACAAATCAAGCGAAGGCATGATTACTTTAACATCTCTTCTGATGTCAGACTCTGGTATTCCTTTTGCCTTCCAATCGTTTTCTGTCTTATATATTTCACCTGTTTTCATATTTGATATAGTGGTTATTATCTCTTTTGGTTCTAATACTTTCATTATGTTGTTACCTCTCTTGGCTGTATTTCTAATATTGAAGCTATGACGTGCAGCTCATTCGCGTCAGAGGCTTGTACTTTTAATATCTCACCCTCTTCCATAACAAGTGGTTGAGTTAACAACTCAGCTGTCGTGTTAGAAGATATAGACTTAGTTTTAAATAAACTAAATATATTAGATGAGGTATCTACTAAAGTCACTGTTATACTAGCGCCTGATCCCGCATCTTCAGATACTAAAATCGATTTAACCACAGCAGTTTTAAATGATGGTACTGTATACAAAGTTGTAAGATCTGTGGTTGTTAAGTCTGCTTTTTTATTTATAAAACTATTTGCCATTAATTAATAAAGAAGTTTTGTGCTTCAACTTCATCCTTTAATTCTTGTTGATACGTTGTGTTTAATTTTTGTATTACACCGTCAAGATCTCTTACTTGTGCATCAGCAACATCTTGTCTGTATTGTTCACTAGCTCTTGTTAATACTTGTATTATCTTTGCCATTATCTTCTTCCGTCTGGTTGTATGTCTAGTCTAAATGTTCCAAGTTTCCAGTCTTGACCAGAACTCGTGTTTTCTACTTTAAGTGCAATAGCTCTTGCTCTTGCTCTGGTATCTACTTTAGTTGTTGATGAGCTAACTGTAAATGGACCAAGTGATGAACTAGCAGCTGTATCATTAGAATAATTACGTAAATTTAATGTAACTTGTGTATTTCCTGTTTGTGAAACAAAGTCTGGTATAAATCTTCTTATCTTCATTATGTATTCACCATCACCACGAAGTGTTGCGTTAGCCGTCATAGCTCCTCTTATAACTTGTTGTGTTATATCAAAATCACCAGATGTTATTGTTGCTTGTATAGCTGTTGTAGATCCACCCTTAACTTGATCAGTTCCTGTCTCGTGTTGATAGTATGTAGATATACCATCCGTGTTTCCTTGAATGTATGTAGATGAAGTTGCTGGTTCAACACCATCTGCATCATATTCTAAAGCATGTGGATTACCAAATACTGCAGAGTCAGCCCAAGCTGTTCTAGCTAATGTTCCTATGGTCCATATAGGTCTTCTAGGTGATGAATCTTGATAATTGTAACAAACCATTTTATTTACAACTCCTGAGTTTGCTGTTGGATAAAACCACATAATCTCACCAAACAAATTATTTAATCCTGCACTTATCATTTGATTACCAGAATCTAAATTAATATCGTCGTAAACAAAGTCTTCTACTAAACATGGTAAGGTTTCAAGAGCACCAGCATATTTAAAGAAACCATTTTCTGAAAACCAATACGCAGCGCCATCAACTTCAACAGCTGCATTTTTACCCACAAGTCCACAGTTAGTTCCAGCTTGTACGAAAGAGAAAGTAAAAGGTTGACCAACAAAACGCATTAAGAATAACGCTGTGTCTGTGTAAACATAAATTGCATCTCTACCTCTAATAGCTCCCATGATCCGTGATCCGTCGGCCAGTCTCTGTGTACCAGCGTCATTGGTTGCTGTAGGTGTATACGTGTTAATATCTTCAACTGCAGAGAATCTTACGAACATATCATCTTGGGTAGACTTTGTACCAATCGTGGTTTCTGTACCAAAGAACACTAAGTGTCTATCAGGTGTAGATACTAACATATGTCTTGATGCTGTTGGTGCATTAGATATTATAGTTGCTCTAGAAGAGGTTGCATCTGTGGCTGCAGAGTTCCATTCAAATACTTCGCCATCAACAATTAAACAAATAGCTTTGTCACCAAAGTTATCAATAGACCACATACCAGGGTCTACAATTAAGTCACCAGATGCTGCTTCACCCCATGCCACAAAGTTAGATGTGCTTGTTACTGTAGCACCTGCAGAATGAGATGCCGCTGTTGTGTTTCTAACACCTCTAGTTACACCAGACAGTGTGTTACCAGATATACTTGTGTATGAAATTTCTTCTGTCCCTATTTGTAAAAAGTTTGTACCAGAAGATGGAAACTGTGAAGCATCATTTAATGTTATACTTGTCGTAGAGGCGTTAATACCAGAACCTAAAGTTGTTGAAGTTGCTCCTACTTCTTGTCCACCCCAAGATCCAAGTGACCAACCAAACCCTTGTGACTGAACATCAGGACCAACATGAAAATAATGTTGTACTCTTATACCACCAGATTGTGTGGCCCCAGACCCTGTTTCTGCAGAGGGCATTGTTATAGTAATTGTGTTTGCTGTTGGAACAGTTGTGACCATAAATCTAATGTCATCAAAATCATCTGAATCAAAATTAGAATTAGTTATTGCTGTAAAGTTATCTAATAAAACGATGTCTCCAGCTTCAATACCATGATCCCCAGAAAAATTTATCGTAACCGAAGTTTCTCCGTTTTCAGTGCTAAACGCATTTGTAAGAGTGCTTGTAGTTTTAATAGGGTGTATGTCATAAAATACACCGCCTGAATACGCGTATAAAACTCTGTTAGTACCTATTATAGAATATTTTTGACCTGCACTGTTTGTAAATTGATGTAAAGCTCTAGCCGCACCACTAACATTGTCAGCACCTAATTGTTTCCAACCACCTATCTTCTCGGGTGTAGAATACCTAAAACGAACATTATCACAATCAACCCACTGACCTTCAGCAGTCGTGGCTGTAATTTGTTTGTTTATTCCAGGTAAAAATCCTATCTTCTGTAACATAGATCTCCAGATTATATTAGATTGCGTTGATGTTCAACGTTATTTGACTATTCCTAGCATAGGTCTTTTATCATACAAATTCGTCTTTGCAAACTGTCCATCTGCATGATTATAGTGCAAGAATACTTGACCACAGAGTTTACCCTTAAAAGGCTCTCTCCAATGCTCTAATTCACAGCCAGAGTAAATAAGCATATCTCCTGGTTTTAAGTCGACTTTTACACCTTTGGGTGCTCCAGGCTTATGTATGTTTTTATACTCATCTATGACGTTGTTAGACCCTGTAGGATCGATAAATATAGGCCAGTTATCTCCACCTAAATTAAGAGTGGTAGATATTTCACAGCTTGGTCTGTCCTTGTGTCTTTTAAGGATATTACCTGTTTTATAGAGTCTACAATAAGAATAGGTGGGAACTAATCTAAGTCCTGTTTTCTTTTGCATAACTTTTATAGTATCTACTAACAAAGTCTCCATAACTCTATCTGCATATTTAGCGTAAGAGTTTGGCACTTGTGCATCATTAAAATTACCAACTAGTTTATTGCCTGCGTGAGTTAAACCATTGTTTAACATCCAATGATCTGCCTCTGCAGATATTTGTAAATACTTATAACAAAACGCTGCTAGATCTTTAGATATAGCATTACGTAAAACTTGATATTTATTTTTCTTAAAACTCATACTTGTATAAAATTATAGGATACGGATATTCTCCAATTCTTTTCACCTTTGTCTGTGTTCAGATTAATATCAACACCATGAGGTTGCCAAGATGGAAAAAATATCATTCTGCCTTCTTTAGGTTCATAGGCACATACTCTCCACAATGATTCAGGTAAGTTGTCTACACGTTTAGGCATGTGAGTATTTGGTCCTGGTCTAGGGTCTTCTAAAAATAGTTTACCTGAGTTCTTAGGCACCTTAATATAATAAACACCTGACCACATAGAGTTAGGATGTGTATGAGTTTTATTATAGCTATATGTAGGATTAATGTTCGCCCACATATTACCAAGTCCTAATTTACCCGTGATACCGTAATCTTTATTACACTCGTATGCCATTTGAAATAATTCATCGATCAGAGGTTTGTATTCTTTTCGTTTATCCATATCTGTTTTACTGTGCCAACCAAAACCAGAATTAGTTTTATTTTCTCCTTTAGGGTCAGCCTTACGCCAAGCTTTGATATGTTTAAATAAATATTTATTTAACTCTTTTGAGTTAGGTATGTCTTTAAAATATACTGGTGTAGGAAATAATATTTTTCTATTAAGTTGATTCATTTAAACGGAGGTCCTCCAAACCACATCACCAATGATTTTCTAACCCCTTTTTTAACTGGTGCAACTTTGTGTCTTAAAAACGATGCGAAGAATATTGCTTGTCCTTGTTTCAAGGGCAGGGGTTTGTTATCTCCCATCTCTGAAAATAAAAGATCTCCACCTGTAAACTCTGATGGGTCTGATAATAAACATGTCATGGATATTTTACGTATTGGGTTTTGACCCTGTTGACCAAAAGCATTTAAATCCATGTGCCAATCATAAAAACCTTTTTTAGGGTATACAGTAAACTGTGCAGGTTCTGTAAGTCTTACACCATCAAAATAGAAATGATTTAAATTTACAATAGATAATTGATTCTCAATAACTTTATACATCTGTGGTAATTTATCAAAAGGTATCCAAGATATAGTCGTAACTCTTTTTTTAGTGTCGTGTTTACCTTTTTCTCCTCCACCAACCTTTGCCTCTTCAGGTTTACATCTATGACCCATATCAATAATCATTTTACACTGTTCTGGTGTAAACATAGGTTGTGTGGTTGTGACAACGTAAGATTGCCATGTCGGCATTCTTGGTATCATTCGTTTTGCCCCGATCCTGTTCTTGAAGATACAGGATTGTAATCAACGTCTACATTACAAACTAATGTTCTTCTTGTTTCTTTTGTTCCGTTAAATGGGTATACGCAGTGTCTCATGTCATAAGGAAAAACGTAAAAATCACCAATCTTCATGTTAGGTGAATAATCTGTTTTAGAAAATTGTCCGTTAGCTCCACCTATAATTTGTAATCTGCCATTCATAGGTTTTGATTCTGCAGAATATTCAACACCTGTATCTTTTGGTAATTTTAAAATCATCACAGAAGATAAACCTG